ACCCAACATTTCCGCAGCTTTTTCAGTTGAAATCAATCTCATTGGTAGCACCTAACTGGTGTTATACCAAAATCGTGAAAATTTGCAAGATTTATCTTGACAACGACCTAAAATGGCCTCATAGTCGTATGCGTACCAAAGAGGTGCCATACCAATGCAGCGAAATCCCGCACTTTCGGACTATGAGATTGCCACGGTGCTGGCTATCAGGGCGATTGAAGCCCAGAAGGGTGTACTGGCTAGCTACAACAACATTGCCGAGCACCTTGGGGTGTCGAAATCCACAGCCCGGTATCGAGTGCTGAGAGCAATTAGCCAAGGCCTAGTCATCCAGCAACCTGGCAAGTATCGGTCGATCCGCCTGACTGCTGCGGCCTCCACTGTATCAGAACCCAAAAAGAAGAGGAGAGCAGCATGAAAAACGAAGCAATTGCACTCCCGAACGGCCGAGAGCTTAACAGACGTCATGGAGACCATAAATCAGGTCCTATCTGCTGGAACTGTGGAGAGTCAGGTCTCAACTGTGACAAGGAAGGCTGCTGGTTGCTTGCCACAGATTCTTGGCATGATCGCAGACCAAAGATCAGCTACACAGTTTCGTTAGTTATCGGTGGAGCAATCCTTACCTTCATCGCTGCTGGGTACTTCTTTGTGTGGGCGGTGACAAGTGGCCATTGAGACTATTCAAGTTACCCAGCGTGTCCTGGACAGCGTTTACGGATCAGTCCCAGAAGACTGGCACCAGCACCCAAATGGCCTTGGCTGGGTTTACAAGACCGCCCATGTAGACGAATCGGCCTATCTCCATCCAACCTCAATCGTCTATGGCAATGCTTGGGTCTATGGCAATGCTTGGGTCTATGGCAATGCTCGGGTCTATGGCAATGCTCGGGTCTATGGCAATGCTCTGGTCTCTGGCAATGCTCGGGTCTCTGGCGATGCTTGGGTCTATGGCGATGCTTGGGTCTATGGCGATGCTCGGGTCTATGGCGATGCTTGGGTCTATGGCGATGCTCTGGTCTCTGGCGATGCTTGGGAAAAATCGCCCCCCTATATTCAGGGTACCCGCCACGCGTTGACGCTTTGCTCTCATACGCAAATCGCTATTGGATGTCATGTGCACGACATCGCGGAATGGCTGGAGAGGTATAAGGCCATTGGCCGATCTGAAGGCTATACCAAAGAACAGATAGATGAGTACGGACTCCACATCGCACACTTGGCGGCACTCGCTAAGCAATATGAGGCGGTGAAGAATGACTAATCTCCAGCAAACAGCTCAGGACTGCGGACGCTCAGTAAGAGTAGAGCTTTCCAATTCGGAAATCAGAAATGCCCGCGCTATTGAAGAGATACGGGCTATCAGTGGTTTGGTTGACAGCTTATTGCGCGACAACCTTGGAGACAGGGTAGATAGAAACCTCTTCTGCGCTAAGGAATTTCTTGATCAGGCTTTCAGGGAGGCGAAATGAGAAACCAGAAATGGAATCAGCACTCTTTCCGCGATGAAGAGATCCCGGAGACCGCTTTTGAGGCTTGCGTATTTCTCATTCATGCATGCCGTCATCTCCGCAATCGCTGCGAAGGCCCCCTAGGCGAGGCCCACGACATCTTCATGGATGCCCACGACAAGGCTAGTAAAGAAATCCTCCGCGAGGTGGCGGCATGACTCTCGAAGACATCATGGAAAGCTGGCCTATATCAGTCTGTATCCCCGATAGTGAGCCGTTAGTGATTGAGATTGAACCGGAATTGACGGAAGACGAGCGTTTGGCAGCAAGGCGTGGCGTTGACCGCATCATGGCGAAGATTCGGGGTGCAGCATGACCCCATCTGACTTCCACTGTGACGCCGTATGGGATGACCGCGAAGTAAAAGCCTCTATTGGCGATGACTTTCAAGAAGTGATGGACTTTGGAGGGCTGCTGGTATTTTTCGCTCTCCTGATTGGGGTGTTGTTTATATGAGCGGAGAAATTATCACGCAAGAGAGGCCGGAACTGGCTCTAGTTGAGCCTACGCCTATGGGCATCCTGCAACTGGCGATTGCGCGGGATGCGGATGTGGAACAGCTTACAAAGCTAATGGAACTGCAGGAGCGCTGGGAAGCGAACCAGGCGAGGAAAGCTTTCAACGAAGCTTTCAGCAGCTTCAAGTCTGAGGCCGTAACAATTATCAAGAATGTCACCGTATCCGATGGCCCACTAAAGGGCAAGAAGTACGCCGATCTGTTTGGAGTCGTCAACGCCATTACTCCGCTGATGTCCAAGCATGGACTGAGCCATTCTTGGCGACTATCGAAGGATGATCCGACTTGGATGGAGGTTACATGCACCGTAAGACACGTCCTTGGCCACTCAGAGTCTGTCTCGATGGGTGCGGCTCCGGATACAGGGCCGGGGCGCAATGCAATCCAAGCACGCGGGAGTGCCAAGAGCTATCTGGAGCGGTACACGTTATTGGCCGCCACTGGTACCGCAGCCTGTGACTCTGACAACGATGGTAAGAGTGCTGGCAAGGCAGGTATTGAAGAGGACAACTTCCAGCGCATGTGCGGACTGATCGAAGGAGCGGATACCAAACCCAAGCTTCAAGCCGAATATTTCAAGGCTATTGGTGCCGCCCAGCAAGTAGGCGATGAGCCAGCCCAGCGAAAATTCGTTCAACTCAAGGACAAGCGCTTTAAGGAGCTATCGTGAGAGAGATTATCTGCGATCAGGGCTCCGCACAATGGCTTCAGGCCAGAGTTGGCAAACTCACAGCGTCCCGCATGGTTGAGGTTATGTCCATGCTCAAGAAAGGCGGTGAAGGTGCTGACCGCCGCAACTATCGCATCGAGATAATAACTGAACGAATCACCGAAAGAGCGAATGAGCACTACATCAGTCGCGACATGGAGAGGGGTTCGGAGCTGGAGCCACTTGCCAGGTCAGCCTATGAGATGGCACAGCAAGTCCTGGTCGAGACGGCCGGCTTCGTGCTCCACCCGACCTTAGACTATCTCGGAGCCTCACCCGATGGACTCGTAGGCAATGACGGAGGCATGGAGATAAAGTGCCCCCGCGACACCACGCATGTTCGCTGGCTGACCGATGGCATAGTCCCGATGGAGCACCGTCCGCAGATGTACACCAACATGCTCTGTTGCGAGCGCGAGTGGTGGGACTTCTGCAGCTTCAGCCCATACTTCAAGCCATTCATTGTTCGTCTGCCACGCGATGAGGGAGAAATCCGCAAGATCGAGGAGGAGTCAGCACGGTTCAACGAAGAGGTTGAGGCTGGAATTAGGTTTCTAGATCCGTGGATTCTTCCGAAGGTTGTGCCATTTGTGGATCCCCGCAGCGCCTTTGAGCAGGTATACGACCTTATTGGGCAGGAGATTATCCCCTAGTGCTGGATTGCTACCGATATAAGCGCAAGCAACAGCCAGCATTCATAACCAGAGGAAAGAAGGAAATCTGTACTAAGTCAGAAGCTGGCAAGCGAGAGTACAAGGCAAGAACTGAAGAACTTGAACGACGGCAGGACTTCAAATGCGCCATCTGCCAAAGAGTCTTTCTAGTGATGACATTTGATCACGAAGCTGGACGCGGGGCAGGGAAGCGAGACGATAGGGTTTTAGATGAGAAGGGTAAGTGGATGAATGCAGCTCTATGTATGAGTTGCAATGGATTCAAGGGGTCCAGGCGTTACAGATGGATAGAAGGGCAGTACGTTCCAGTTACTAAATTCAAGGAGGTAGCGTGAAGAGAAATCTAATAATAGCGGTCATCTGGATACTATGCGGATGTGCTAACTGGGGATTGACCCTGGGTTACTTTACGCACCGATTCCCCTATGGGCAACATACGCCATTTGCCGCTGCGGTGGCCCTTTGCGGTCCTCTTGCGTTGCCCGCAGTAGTCATTGATTCGAGCCCGAATTATTACTTTCTCTGGAAACCAAAGACGACTGAGGAGCGATGGCAGGAATTCCAAAAAGAAGGGTTCGGGGATCTAGGACGCGAATACTTCGAGAGAATGGAAAATTAAACGGAGGCAGTAAGTGAAAACACTCAAGCGATTCTTTGATGATGTGCATAGGTTGGCTAATTTTGTAACAGCCAACCCAACCCAAGAGACTCTAGTACGGCTTTGTCAGGAAGATAGAGATTTATTGGCTAACTTCCGGCGAAGAAAAGTAATGAAGAAGGAGACGGCGCAGTGAAGGACACATCCTATAAATATAAGTGCCAGTGGGAAAAGACAACCGGATCGGGTCAGCATATTCGTGTCCACCGATGCGCGAAAATTCAAGCCGAAGACTCAACCTTCTGTCCTCATCATGCACTCATAACCGCCAGCGAGGACGAAGAAATTGGGCGACGAATGGAAAAGGCTAGAGCCGGAAAGGAGCGGAAGGCCGCAATGCGTGAATACCTGAAAACTTCTCCACTGAGAGCCTTCAATCCGAATGCAGGCACGACCTATTCAAGATAGTTTTTTTAAACGCAATACCTAACCAGAAGAATTTAGGAGGAGATGGCGTGAGCGTTCATAACGCGATCTACGAACTACTAAGCCGAGGTGACTGGTATACAACGTCGGAAATTCAGGGCTACCTGCAAATATGCGGGAAGCGACTGATGTCAGAATCTGCGGTTTCAGCAAGAACCCGCGAGCTCCGCAAGGAGAAGTATGGCAAGCACAACGTAATCTCACGCCCGAGGCAAGGTGCAACGGCATGGGAGTACAGGGTTATACCAGCAGAGCAAATAAATAAGGCGGCGTAAGTGGCATTAAGGGCGGTTCCAGATCATCCAAAATTCGCACACCTGAAGGCGGTCCTGCAGATTAATAAGGCCTGCGCGCTTGGCTACTTGGAATGCATATGGCATTTCTGCGGAAAGTTTACCCCCCAAGGCAATATCGGCAAGTTTGATGACCGATCCATAGAGAGCTGGTGTGAGTGGAGTGGCGCCGAGGGAGAACTGATAGCAGCCCTTGTCAAATGCGGCTGGATAGACCGCGACGAAACATCGCGCCTCGTAGTTCATGACTGGCATGAATTTGCAGACGGCACCGTAAAGAAGCAGCTACAGCGCGTAGGAAAGGCATTTGTGGGGCGCCCTGGAGCATCGCCGGTAGAACCGGCCATATATTTCATTGAGGCGATTGGCACCGGGCTTATAAAGATAGGTTTTACAGAAGGCCACCCGTCGGGAAGGCTCGCCGAGCTACAGATAGGAAATCCTAATCGACTAAGGCTGCTCGGACAGATATGCGGATCTAGAAAGGACGAGGCTGCTCTGCATAGGAAGTTCGCTAAGTCTCTTCATGGTGGTGAGTGGTTCAAGTTGACCCATGACATTGTTAGCTATCTTGCCGAATTCGGGATATCGGCAGCCACTGTCGAGACAACGGCCAGCGACGGCAGCCTTCCAGAGCCTGTGCCTGTACCAGAGCCTGTACCTGTACCTGAGCCCGTTGTTACGGCCGAAATGGTTTCAACCGCGGTGCGAACAGAGTTAAGCCTTTCGGGAAGAGACCTAGCGGCGGCTCTCGACGAGGTTTGCCGCGCAGAACTCAAGAAAGGCCGCGGAGCCGACGATCTGCGGGATGCGCTAATCGGGGCATGGAACGAGTATGACAGGTCGAAAGCAAAGCTGACTTACACGAAGGGCTGCGCGAAATTCTTCGGCGATGGTGATTGGAAAAACAAGACTGGATGGCCCTGGAAGCCCGGAGAATCGCCGCCCGCACGCAAGGCAGCACCGCCTACCCCAACCATTGATCCAAGGGAAAGGATTCTAAGCGAGTGGCGCGGACAGGATTTGACGGGAGCACCCGAGTGGGTCAAGGAGGCATTAGCGTGAGAAGGTTTTGGCGGTTCGTTTACTGGCATAGCCCATACAAGATCCAGCACATCATCTGGAGAAAGTTTCTGGGTCACCAATGAAAGAACTCACCCTGGTAATCCCAATCGAGCCTCCGACAGTGAACAGCTATGTCCGCCATACCCGATCAGGCCGGCACTACAAAACACAACAGGCGGAAGGCTGGGAATCGTTTGTTAACTACGCGGTCTTTCAAGGGCAGCACAAAGAGGTTGAAGGCAAGAGGCATGAAGTAACTTACACGGTGTTTCAAGGCAAGGGCAGCAAGGGCGATGTAGACAACTATGCAAAATGCATATTGGATTCCTTAGTATCCACTGGCATCCTCAAATCCGACGCCTCTGTTGTAGCTCTGCACGCCTTCAAGCAACGCGACAGAGAGAACCCCAGAACAGAAATAAAAGTGAGGGCATTGTGAGCGAACAAAGCGATTACCAAGCATTTCTTGATGGCAGACAGGAAAGGAAAGATGCATGAATTACTCCTACAACGAAGAACTGATGCTGAAGGGGATCGAAGAATTCCGGCGTGAGCAAAAGCAGCGAACTAAACCGCCAGCTCAAGTCACCGCTGACGGACGATTTACGGGAATACCGAAACGAGTACGCGATGTCGTCACCCTCTCATGCCAACTCTATGGGCTTTCACCTAAGGCCGTTCTAGCTGGCGCAGCCGATCGCAAATCCACCATCGTTCGGCAAATCATTGTCCTCATGCTTCGCGCAGAGTTTAGCTCGCCGGAGATAGGCAAGTTCCTCGGCCGCCATCACACCACCATCCTTAACGCTGAGCGAGTGGCTAAGCAACGTTACTGGAATACCCAAGGCTTCAAGAAGAACGTTGACACGCTGAGGCAGAAGCTGAAATCGGAGGCGGTATGAAGATCGAAGCTTACAAATGCGATGTATGCGGAGTAGGGAGAGGGCCAAGCAATCACTGGTTACTGGCGGATATTCATGGAACCACCGAGGAATCATCCGCGCTATTTTATCGATGGGATGACGAGCTGAACGATGGCTACATGAAGCATATTTGCGGTCAGGGCTGCGCTTCCATACTTCTCGGCCAAACAATCGAATCCTGGTCGAAAACGGAGGCACCTCATGAAACTCAACCGCTACAACCTTGAACAATTCGAGTCAGGTTTAGAGATAAACCCCTCACCAGAGTATGTGAAGTTAATGGCCCAGGAACTGCTTGATTTGAAGTACAGGAAGCTACCTTACGAACCGGAGAAAGGGAAAACCCAATGACTAATGCGGGACGACTCCCGACAATGGGCTCTCTCTTCGCCGGGATAGGTGGTTTCGATCTTGGATTTGAAAGAGCAGGTTTCAAGACAGTTTGGCAGGTAGAAATTGACCCTTATTGCCAGAAGGTTTTAGCAAAGAATTTCCCGGAGGCAGAACGCTTTGGAGACATCAGAGAGTGCGGCAGTCACAACCTCAAGCCAGTTGACGTCATCTGCGGAGGCTTTCCATGCCAACCCGTATCCCTCGCCGGCAGTCGTCTCGCCCAGTCAGATGAGCGTTGGATGTGGCCAGACTTCGCACGTGTTATTCGCGAATTACGACCCAAATTCGTGCTCGTGGAAAACGTGCCAGGGCTCCTTTCTTCCGGAATGGGAGACGTCCTTGGCGATCTTTCCTCCCTCGGGTATGACGCGGAGTGGCAGATTGTATCTGCGGCCGACATTGGTGCCGATCACATCCGCGAACGGGTTTGGATTCTGGCCTACCCCCAATGCGGACGACAAATCGATCAGGCAACCGCCAACGCGCCCACACATAACGAAATCTGGGACGTTACGGCACATCAACTCGCAAGGAACTCAGTCTCAGATTCGGTTGAGTCAGGCCGCACGATCATGGTTGGGGCCGACGGCACCCGACGCGCTACTAAACACGGAGTTTGTTTGCTGGTTGATGAAGTTCCCGGCCAGGTGGACCGCCTTAGAGGACTAGGCAATGCAGTAGTCCCTCAGATACCCGAGATGATAGCAAGACGCATAAAGCAAGCTTTGGAGGCAACTGATGACTAACGTACCCGAAGGTGGGGGAGAGGCAACTAGGTGATTGCGATGCTCGATACTTCTGAAGATTTAGCGGTGTGCGAAAAGGAGATCGGTTGCTCAGTCGAGCAATTGCTTACGCCGCTGACTCGGTTCAAGCGTCAGCGTAAATATGCCCACTTCTGCATCGACAACGGGGCATTCTCTAAGTTCGATTCCACCGCTTTTATGTCACTGCTTTCCAGGGAGGCCGCTGATCGCCACCTATGCCGTTTTGTGGCTGTTCCTGACGTTGTAGCAAGCGCAAGGCGAACGATGGAGGTATTCGACCATTGGTGCTACAAACTCGCAGGATGGCCCCTCGCGCTCGTAGCGCAGGATGGTTTAGAGAACCTGCCGATACCTTGGGCACAAATCGCTGCGATATTCATTGGCGGCAGCACAGATTGGAAGCTCGGCCAAGATGCTAGGGCTGTTATCAAGGCCGCTAAAGCAATCGGTAAGTGGGTACACGTTGGAAGGGTCAACACGCCAGCTCGGTTTGAATATTTTGAAGCATTGGGCGTGGATTCTATCGATGGATCAGGCTTAGCGCGTTTCTCGTGGATGCGAGCGGCGATTTACGAAGAGGCGATCAAGCCAAAGCTAGTGTTTTCGGAGGAAGTTTATGAACTCAAGTAATCCTGAACCCTCAGTGACTGACGCAGCGCAACTCGCAATGAATGCTCTTACTCCAGCAGGAAAAGCGGCGAGACTAAGGAAAACGACACTTCGGTGTGACGTCAATCACCATGTATTTTTGGGTGATTACTGTGAACGTTGCGGCGAATTCAAATTAGAAATCGATTCAGTTCTGGCCCCAGCAGAGAAGCTGCTTAGTGATGAGTTTGAGGAGTGGTGGAACGGTAACTTTTGGAATATGACCCATAGTAGATGGAGCCACATCGCGCAGGTAGCCTGGAACGCAGGCAAAGCAGCCGCCAAACTCGCCGCCGTTCCTGAAGTAGCGAGCCTAGACGATAAAGTTGTCAGGCCAATGTCAGAGTTTGATAAGAATTATCAATACGCCGCCGTTCCTGAAGTCAAGCCATCCGTGCTCTCCCCAGAAGAGAGTCAAGCCATAGCATCCAGTATTTATTCCGAGTGGTGGGCATACAAAACTGCGCGAGGCATTGGCAGTAAGAACCAGTTGGTGGATTGGCTTACTGAGAAGCTAATCGAAGCCAGAGCCAATTCCGTAAAGCCTGTCTCCCCAGAAGCCGAGAGTGGGCAACTTAGTATCGACGCCGTTCTTGATCTAACTAAGAAGTTCAAAGCCGCCCTAGCTGCCAAGGATGAAGAACTAACGAGGGTAAGGGAGCATAGTGAGCAGTATCGCCATAATTGGCTGTCACTACAGAAAGCTCTCGGCTGCGACTGCCATCTCGATGCGCTTGAGAAAATTGCCTCCCTCAACGCTCTCAGGGAGGAGCAGAAGTGGATCTCAGTGATCGAGGAGTTGCCGCCCGTTGGTGATGACATTCTTTTCAACGTCGAGAGTTGCTATGGGGTAGAGAAGGGCCGCTACACCGGGAAAAAGTGGGTCAGCGATAGAACATCCTACTACAACCATAAAAACCAAACCCTCCTCGCGCTCGGAGCAGAACAGGCCGAGCAAATCCTAAAGCTCACAGCCATAGCCCGCACCTACCGAAGAGACCACTTACTATGCGTAGGAGAAGGACGTTGTGACAACTGTAAGCAATGGGATCGATTGGAGGGGAAGTGAGAAGCAGCCGGAAGCGAAAACTTTCAGGGATTCGAACAAAGCAGGTAAACGTGGTAGTAGCCGAGCAAACGTACGATAAGCTGAGCAAGATTGCCGGGCCAGCATCGCTAGGTGAAACAGTGGAGACTTTAGTGGAGAGAGAATTCAATCGAAGGGTTCGCAAAATGATGCAAAATAATGAGTTACAATAAGGCATGGTCAGAAACATCCTTGCCGGGATGTAACCATAAATTGCTTTAGGAGAGCAAACCCATGCCCAACCGTAACTATATACGCCCCGTCATTATTCCGCCGGGTCCCAGCATCGCATATATCGAATTAACCCAAGGACAATTCACAAGAATCGATAGCGACATGGCCAAAGAACTCGGTCAGTGGAGCTGGTATGCACATTGGGAACCCGATTGCCGATCGTTTTATGCGTGGCGTAAAGGTCTCAAGGATGGCAAGCGAATAACGGTTTCAATGCAGCAGCAGATACTGGGCCTGAGTGGAGCAGCTATAACCGGCGACCACCTAGATCACAACACCCTAAACAACATGAAGACAAATCTTCGCGCAGCGACTTGGAGCCAGCAGAATAGCAACAAGAAACTAGACCGCCGATATGTAAGGGATTTATATACATGACTACCTTTCTTGAGCATCGGCCTTTGCTTTCTTCGCCTTGCGAACTCGCTTCTTCCCGCCCTTGGATTTCGGTTTGGGACGGTAGGCAAGTACTACGTCGGTTATCTTGTCGAGGAGTTCGGGGACTTTCTTCATGCGGTCAACCTTTCGTAAGTGAGTCTTTTGCCGTCAACGGCGAGGATGAAACTGTCGAGTCTATCGAGAGTGTGTTGAGCAACGTTGCCGTCATTCAGGCGAAAGGCAACCTCATCCACGTAACGTGCAAGGTGTTTCGGGGAGACGTGGTGCCATGTACCGTAGATGCCACGCTTCAGGAGTGCCCAGACGCTCTCAATCGAGTTCGTGTTGACATCGCCACGCGCATACTCACCGCCGCCGTGGTTGACCGTCTTGTGATTGAACCAGAGGCCGTCCAAGCCCTCATAGCCGCTTGCCTCATCGGTGTGAATCATCGAACCCGGCTTCACATGATCGTGGATAGCCTGATGCAACGTGCGCAGTTCGGTGCCTTCGATCACCATGCCACGGACGCGGCCAGTGCTACGCTCCCGCATTCCGAGCACGATAGTCTTGCCGACCGAACCGCGACCCATATTGAGTTTCTTGTGCTCATGCTTGTTCTTTTCCTTGCCGCCGACGAAAGTCTCGTCCACTTCGATCAATCCAGCGAGACGGTCATCCTTGCCACCTTTGCCCATGCAAGCCTCACGGAGGCGCTGAAGCATGAACCAAGCCGTCTTCTGTGTGACGCCGATTTCTTTGGCCATCTGCATCGAACTGATGCCCTTTCGCGCCGTCACAAGCAGGTACATCGCGTAAACCCATTTGTGAAGCGGCACATGCGAACGCTCAAAGATTGTTGCAGTGCGGACGGTGAAATCGAGTTTGCATTGGTTGCAGCGGTAGAACCCACCCTTACGCGATGTGATGCGCTGACTAGTGATGCAGGATGGGCAAACAGGGCCGTTGGGCCAGAGACGGCTCTCAAGGTAAATACGAGCTGTCTCAGCATCGGGGATAAGGGCGAAGAGTTCAAAGGTGCTGATAGTGGATTTACTCATCTAGCTATCCCTCCGTTTTTGGTCAATCAACAACACATTCGCACCTTTAGATGTGAGGGAAAAAGCCGATGTGGTGCCAACTTGATTGAGCAATCCACGCTTGAAGAGTCTCACCGCCGAGCGATAGGAATGGCTCTCAGGGTCAAACCCGTTAGGAGCTTCCCCCTGAGCGATGACGTGCAAGACGGCTCTCTGACAATAAGTGAGCCGTGTGTCTTTATATGGAAGACTATTTGTAGCCATTTAGCGCCGTCCCTTGCGGCGCTCTGCGATGGCCCAGTCGCCTACCAATTCATCGTCAACGGTTTCAAGGTTTCCGCTCTTCAGCGTAATCTCATCACCAAATTTATTAGCGTGATCCTTGAGTTCTTTCATCTGCTCAATGATGGCATCACATACGTCCATCACCTGTATCGGATTGGTTATTTCAACTTCAGCGGTAATCGTCAGAATTTCCATTTCGAGGTTCCTCCATGTGTTCAATAGTACATAACTCCCTCGTGGGAGTCAAGTATATAAATCCCATATGTAAGTGCCATTGGCGTTGAATCACTACATATTCAAGAATTGGCTTTAAAATTAGCCGAGCTGATGGCAGACTAAGAAGGTCCTCCCCGGACTGCGGTTAAGCTTCCGCTTTAAAAAGTGAGACCCTCTTTCCGAGGAATCCCTTGCCTAAAATTCAATTTATAGCCTGCCACTATGCGAACCGTAGTGGACGGGGCCAAGCTGCGTGCTTCCTGCCAATTGAAGCGGTGAATGATCTCGTGCAAACGGGTCAAGCTATCTGGAATAAGCGGCAGACCTATGTGAACTTCACCAAGACTGAAGCGGCCATGACACCCCCTCAGCGTAGTTGCCAAATGGGACCAAGCGTGATGGATGGCTGTGTAGCAGGGAATCCCCGAGACTTAGCCTGTCGTGATGCCTGGATGGGTCGTGCGGCCTGAGGACTGGTTTTATCTAGCTCTGATACTCGGGATTATCGTTTCACTGGCTTGTGAGTACAAGAAGTATCGTTAGGGAGGCAGGTGATCCCATCTACGCGCAAGTGGATAGATGTTTTGCCATTTCCCGAGCTCCAAAGTCCATACCGCATTTAGAGCATGGCTTTAGGACTTTCGGCCGACCGCCCGAATAGATTCGGCGACTTTTATTGTTCCATTTAGCAACTTCTGACTTAACGACTTTCCGCTCCGCTTTACCGAGAGAGCGAAGCCATTCACGGATTGTGTCGTTATCAGTCATGCGATACCTTGACGGTGGGGTAAGCGCAAGCACCTACGCCCGATTTCATAATGGCGATTGCTGCCATATCTATAGCGGCATCTCGGCTATATGAATTGCAATTGTGGAGGGTTGCGCGGGCAGCATCCAACTTCTGCTCAATCTCGGCATGTTTGGCAGTGTCGATGTCGGTCGGGATGCGGGTAACGATAGTTGGTGTGTAGATAGCGCTCACGTGTTGCCTCCATGAACAATAGAGTACACAAACAACTGTTGTTTGTCAAGGATTATTTATAAATAGGCGTGCGCGGGCCTCGGGTCTTTGCTCCATAGGCGGACCACAAACACGCGCAACCCCTGGAGGAAGTGTGGAGCTATTCAAAGCCGAGTTATCGCGTAACGCTAGCGCCTACTTCCTCGTAACTCTTGGCATGATTACGGTTGGATTCGGCTCTCATGCCCATTACGACAAGATGATTGATTTGGGTGCATCCCTTGTAACCGCATCGTTAGTAGCGTTTCAGGCTAAACGAACACCCGACAAACCGGAAACTCCGGACCCAAAAGCACCTTAGCTTCACAGGAGAATGACATGAGCGTTAAGAGCGTGTTGGATAAGATTGGCAGCGGTTTCAAGGATGTATTTGAATTTCTCGCAAGCAGCAAGGGTCAAGCGATTGTCGGCGCCGGCGAGGCAGTCGTTGAATCCGTCCTGCCCGGCACCGCCGGCTTTATCAATTTGGCTAACAACTGGCTCACGGAGATCGTAAAGAGTGAGACTCTAGCTGCCGCTGCGGCCGCACAGACTGGCACCGGTTCACAGAAGGCTGCACTCGTTCTCTCCGCGGTTACTCCACAAGCTCTCGACTTCGCGAAGGCCAATGGCTTGCCAGCCCCTACCGCGGCACAGCTTCAGGCTGCAAACACGGCACTCGTGGCGTTCGCAAATGCATTCACCGCGGCGCCGGCGGCCTAACTTGATTCAGATCTCCCTCACCCCAGACAAGTATCTAGCCTGTCTGAACAAGTTAGCCCAAGCTAAGGCTCCGGATGTGGAAAGCTTCACCATGCCCACCGCAACGGAGCCGGGGCAACTCGTGAATTCATCAGTAAGCCTTTCCTTTGAATACGACCAACACAACTTGAATGTAACGGTTGTCTCCAAACACGGCCTCGCTAAATTTGCTTCTGATTCCACTATTAAATCCCATCTGATTGACCTACTGGATAAGGCATGAACTGGGCTGCGCTAGCTGCTGTGATGTCGGGGATTGGAGTATTAGCCTCCTTCGGCTTGGCGGCCTTCGTCTACGGCAAGCTTACGCAGCAAGTGACGGATAACAAGGAGAAGACTTCAGAACATGCCCTAACTCTCAAAGAGCATGCAGAGAAGCTCGAGGATCATGGCGGCAAGATCAGTCGGTTGCAGGAGTGGAAGAACGGCGTCAGCATCGGCGCAAAGATATCAGGCGCAAAGGAGAGCGTATGAAGCTAACAACGGAAGCACGAAAGGCAATCCCAACCAAAAGCTTCGCTCTTCCTGGACGTAAATATCCCATTAATGATGCCAATCACGCCCGTAACGCGCTTGCCCGTGTAGCTCAGAACGGTTCCCCTGAACAAAAGGCAGAAGTCCGTAAGAAGGTAGCGGCAAAGTATCCAGGTATCAAATAAGTCCTCGGCGTTTTCAATTGAAATCAAACCGGAATTCAAACGATGGCAAATAGGGGTGGAGCACGACGAGGTGCGGGACGTAAGTCTAATGCAGCCAAACTACTAGACGCGGAGGAAGCGGGTAGATCGCTTGCCGCCTGGTTTACACCCGATTATCAGAAATCAAAATGGACGGCTTTGCTTGGTTCTGAAGACGAAAACGTTCAATACAAAGCCGTTTCCTACCTCTCAGATAGGCTATACGGCAAAGCGGCGCAGTCAATGAAGGTAGATGCAGATATGGCTTTGGAAGTCTCTGTAAAGAGGGTTGTAGCTGATCTATGACAAAGTCGGAGTTGCTCGCCATATTGGCCGAACCGCGAGGCGATGAAGAGGTATCGCATGTTAAGGCTGAGCGGGCGCTGATCGCATTCGTTAATGACAAAGAAATATCTGAAGCGTGGGAGAAAGCCTGCGACGTTCAGAACTGGTGGTATGCCTGACGCTTGAAGATGTTCGCTTCTCTGAGCTGATGAAGCCTACAGAGAGGCAAAGAGAAGCATTCAAGGCCTCAGACGAGCACAGATTCACGCTGTACGGTGGCGCTGGTGGTGGTGGAAAGTCTTACTTCCTGCGCTGGTGGTGCTTGCGGCAGCTGTTGAAGCTTTATGCAGAAACGGGCATTGAGGGTATTCGCGTCGGACTGTTCTCGATGGATTACCCAACGCTTACAGATAGGCAGATCAGCAGGATCAACAGGGAGTTTCCCGAGTGGCTTGGAGCTCTGAGAAAGACGCAGAGTGATGGTTACAACTTTCAGATGTTGCCGGAATTCGGGGGCGGGACTATTGCTTTACGGAACCTTGATGATCCCAGCAAGTATCGTTCTGCTGAGTTCGCGGCTATTGCGGTTGAAGAACTCACGGAAAACAGCAAAGAGACTTTCGATGACCTGCGATTTCGGCTTAGGTGGCCTGGTGTTAGCCGTCCCTGTTTTGTGGGTGCCACTAATCCTGGTGGTCTTGGCCACCACTGGGTAAAAGACTTTTGGATAGACGGAAAGTTTCCGAAAGAACTCCTGCCATTTAAGGATCAGTTCGCTTACGTGCCGGCGCGTGTGCTCGATAACCCGCACATTACGACTGACTACTATCAAGACCTGCTTTCGTTGCCAGACGCGAAACGGCGAGCCCTTGCTGAAGGAGACTGGTCTATCCCTGAGGGTCAGTATTTCACCAACTTTGAGCGAGTGGATAGGGCAATTCACCCCTCGATTCTCGGGCAGGTAATCAAACCCTGGTGGCCGAAGTGGATATCGATGGACTGGGGATTCAAGCATCATTCCTCAATCCACTGGCACACAACGGGCGATGTAAGTCCTGAAGAGGCTGCGACATTTGGCAAGAGGATCGATGCACCAAAGAAGTTTGTATTCACTTACCGCGAGAAAGTAATCAGTCTCGCACAAGAGGGTGGCGATGAAGAAGGACTCGCCAGAGACATTGGATACAGTTCGAAAAATGAGAAGATTGCGCGGTTCTTCCTCTCACCCGATGCCTTCGGAAAGAAGACAAGCGCTAATCCAACCTCCGAAGTTATCGGCAAAGTTTTACGGTCTGCCGGAATTCCGGCACCTGAGCCCGCAGACAACCAGAGAATCGTAGGCTGGCGCTTTATATATCAACTCATCCAGAACGATCAATGGATGATTTCAGAGGCTTGCCCCGAAGCTCTTAATGCAGTACCGGCCGCCCAGTATGACAAAGACGGCCCGAATATAGAAGACATTTGCAAGACAGATCACCTTTATGACGACGTGATCGATGAACTGCGGTACGGACTGCAGTCGATGTTGAATAACAAAAATAAACCGTTTGAGGTTAGGTTGGCTGAGGCTATTGAGTCGTCAGCGAACCCAAATATAGCGGCTATGCGACACATGAAGATGGTGGCAGAGAGAAAGGGCAAAACCCGTTTCTTGGGAAGGTGAGACGATGGCGATTCTAGGCGTACTTCTCGGGATAACGATGTGTGCGGTTGCGTGGTGCATCAAGGAATGCATCGACCATCGCAAACTCATCATTGATCTAGAGAATCGGGTGATATTCGATATGGGCGAGCGTATCGGAGCACTTGAGCGACGCAAGGCTGTAATTGCTGAGGCAGTAACAGCTCAACCCAAGCCCTTAGGCGTCAAGCTGCGCACATGGAATGAGGACGTACACATGGCTGAGGCTAAGACTCGTTGAGTACAGCCGCGGTAACACCTGAAGTAGAGCAACAAGCGCAACTGAGCGATGAAGGACGCGTCGCGCTAGAGAACCTTGTCAAAGGGGTACTCAAAGAAGAACTAAGCGCGCGTCGGAGTGAAGTACGCAAAGCTTGGCAACAGAGGAACTTCAGAAACGGTAATCAATATCTCTGGTGGGATTCAGTCTCAAACACTTACATGCAGCCAGAGGCGAGTGGGCAGGAATTGCCTCGCTTTATGGATGTCTACAATATCTATACGCCGCACTGGAGAAGCTTTGTATCGATTCTGAGCCAGAATCCTCCAGGGATCAACTTCGTCCCTGACGACTTGCAGCGGTCGGTAGACATTACTGCAGCCTCCTATGCCGAAAAGATGCGGCACAGGGTTGATCGCCTGGTTCACATGAAGGACCGGCAGGCTGAAGTAGCTGCTTATTTCTGTACTGATGGCAGAGCGCTAACCCGTACGTGGGTTGATGGGAACGGCGATTTACAGACTGGCGTCTATGGGGTGCTTGAAACCAAGGTTCCCTTATTCTCCCCGCTTAAGGGAAAAGAGAAGGTTAAGAAGTGGGGATACGCAGTTATCTCTGAAGAAGAAGACGTCTACGAACTTAAAGAAGAATTCCCTGATTATGCGGACGATATCAAGGGTGAGAGTGAGGTTACAAGCGAATCCGCGTTTGAGCGAATTGCGCGACTTAATATTCTTGCCGATAGGCGCGGTGCCGCTGGCTATGCCGAAGCACTCAAGAATCTCACGACACGTCATACGGCTTGGTTGCGACCCTCGCGTTACCGCAAGGCGCCGGAAGCAAATCGGGATGAGCTAAAAGCACTCTACCCTGAAGGCGTTCGAGTCACCGTCGTGAGTGGTAAAGCGGTTGAGTGTGTTCCCGAGGCTATGGAGAAGGCGCTACGCGTGGAATGGCCAGCACCGGGTAAGGGTGCTAATAGGCCCTCACTTCTTCATGATCTTGTACCGATTCAGCAGGCGTTCAATGATTACATGAATATGCTGAGAGAGCATATTGACTTCAGCATCCCCGCGACGTGGGTAGCGGATACGGTTGACTCAGAAGCTTTGACTGAGCAGAGGTCAGCGCCTGGAGTGATTCATCAGATTACCGTACCCAACGGTGCAAGTATTGCAGACCTGGTAATGCAGGAAGAGGTCGCACAGCTACCGCCTGAATTAGTCGCGAATCTTGACAGACTTATCTCTCTGGCACAGTTTACGACGGGAGATCTTCCAAGTCTTTATGGTGACGGAACGCCTGATCAGGAGACAGCTTCGGGGCAAAAGATGCTCTCTGACCAAGCCAAGGGCCAACTATCTCCAGCGTGGGGAGGGTTGCAGTGGCTCTTTGCGGGTACCTATGAGATTGCAGTAGTGGAAGCGGCCAAGTTAGTGCAGGACAGACCATTAATTGCCGTACAGGGCAGTGGAGGACAGCAACAATTCAATCCCGCAGCCATTCTTGATGGAACATGGGGTTGCTATCCGAATACAGACTCAAGCTTCCCTGAAACTATGGCAGATCAACGCGCCAGTCTTCAGGCAGTTCTTACACAATTAGGTCAGGGTGAACAGGGGCAGGCGATTGTTTATCATCCCGACAACCTGAAGCTCATCAAGCAGTATTCAGGATTGGAGAACCTGGTTATTCCGGGAGCTGAGGCACGAGACAAGCAGTTGCGGGAAATTGAGCAGATGTTGGGCGAGCCTCCGATTCCTGATCAGACACAGATTCCCCAGTATATTCAGGCCGCCCAAGCTGTTCCCCTGAATGCAGAGGCTATAGCGCACTGGTCGATATACGTAGAAATTGCTCGGCGTATGGGAAAGCCAGCTCCTCCGATCCCGAACATGGTGAATGCGGATGGCTCACCAATGCCCATGCCTACGACCTCCTCTGTTCCGGTGGGCAAGTACGACTACAACCAAGCCGAGCTGGATAAATGCATCGAATGGCTCTCGTCCACGCAGTGCTATGAAGAGATTCAGAAGGGCAATCAACAGGGCGTCGATAACGTCACGCTTCATGCTGACCTACATGCGGCAGCAATTGCCAATAATGCACCGACCCCACAATTCGAGCCACCAAAGATTTCGCTTACGGGGGCAATCACCGATCCCAACGCAATCAGTCAGATATTGGCTAAGGATGGTATCTCAGTAGCCCCTGAAGAGATCGCTAACTCGCAGGTAATGGAAGAGCAGAACACCGCGGCAGACACGCAGGAGAAGGCCGCAACAGCCCAGCATAAGGCAGTCTTGGCAGCGAAGGAAGCTGTGACGCCGATACAGAAGCCAACCCCGCCCGATCAGGCAGGAATCAAGGAGAAGTGATGCTCAAAGGAATCCTCGCATGGCTGATTCTCGCTACCGCGGTGTTGGGTCAGCAGCCCGGCTGCAGCACTGGGCCGAACGGCTGTGGACAGCTCAATATTGGAGTGTCGGCGCTGCAGACGATTGCTTCGGCGGGAACGATTGCGCCCACCTCTAGCTTTTTAGTCATCACCGGCACGGCGGCGATTGCAACGATTACTCCTCCAGTAAACTTCTCCACGCTGAATGGCGGATGCTTTGACATTCTGGCGACTGGGGCATGGACGACGACGACTGCAGGGAACATCTTTGCGGTGATGACCGCCGTAGCGAATACGCAGTATCGAGCGTGCTATTTCACGGTTGCCGGCACGTCGAAGTGGTACATCAAGTGAGGAATAACTAATGTCCGATGAACTCGGAGCCGTACTGGAAGCACCCGAAGTAACCACAGAAGAAGTAGTAGAGCAGCCAAGCGAAGTAACCGAGACGGAGTCCGTAGTCGAAACACCTGAAGTCAAGGGCGATGAACGCACGATGCCCGCGTGGATCAGGAATCTGAAGGCAGCAGATCCCGCGGCGTTCAAAGAAGCCAAGGCAACATTCTTCGGCAAGCGGGCAGTTGATGAGAAGCTGAAGGATTTCGATCTTGATGGAGTCAAGGGCTGGCTGGAGGAGAAGGGTGGGCGTGAAGCTTTAGAAGCCTCGTTCTCTGAGCTCCAAGGCAAAGCGCAAGAGCTTGAGGAGATCAGCACGAAGCTCTTGAATGATCCTGAGGCCCTGGTCGCTGATGTGTTTGAAGTCGCGCCGGATAGTATCGGCAGACTCGCAGAAGCGGTCACGGCTCAGTGGGCTAAGGCAGACCCTGAAGGCTGGGGCTCGGCGATGTCAAGCGTGATGGCCGCGACAATTCAACAGAACGGTATCCCGCTGTTTCTTGAGCGCATGGCGATGGCTCTTGAGTTCGGCAAGGCTGATGCAGTACCGGGTATGATTAAGCAGTTGCAGGACTGGGCCGGGTCGTTTCAAGCAAAGGCATTGGTGCAGCGAACCAATACCGTTCAGCCTGACAAGAAGTTCACGGAGCGCGAACAGCAGTTGAATCAGCGCGAAGAGCAGGCATTCAACTCTGAGATGGAAAGAAGTGTTGATAGCTTCCGCGACCCACTGATTGCGAAGGAACTGGACACATTCTTCAAGCGTCGGCCGAACGATAAAGAGGCGCAGGAGTTAGCGGCTTCGACAGTCAAGGCCAAGGTTATTGAGCGCATGAAGGGCGATGAAACCTTCCAGAAGTCACTCAATGCATTGTGGGTGCGTAAGGATAAAGAAGGCGCACTCAGACTGATTAAGAGTCGTGAGACCGCCGCCATTGCGGAGATTGCCCCGAAGGTAGGAAGAACGATCTTCGGCAATCCAGGCGCAGCGGCGGCACCGAAGTCTGGCGAGAAGGAGACAGTCGCAACTGGCACTAAGCCAGAGGCGGGATTCTCCGTAGTGGACAAGCCACCCGCGCCGCAACTGATTGACAGAGTGAAGACTTCAGACGCAATGATTATGCGCGGCAAGTTCATCCTTAAGGACGGCAAGAAGTTGATGCTGGCCGAGTAAGTTTCCCCAGACCAAACCCCAAACTCCTCCACGCCAGAGGCTAAACGGCGTTTCTCGGGGTGAGGTTGATTCAACGCTAAAAGTCCCAACTCACCAAAACCCAAGGTGGCCGAAAGGCAAAAGGGTGACCCTCGCGAACTCCCTAACGAGGTATCACCGTGGCGACTGCACTTAATGCAGGAACACTAGCACTCCAACTGGAAAAGGTCCGACGGACCATTCCGCAGCTTTGGTTTAATGAGAACGTCTTCCTCACTAAACTGCAGACCCGCGAAGACTTGGAAGTTTCCACCCGCGCAACTCGCGTTCCCCTCGACATTCAGGCAGGCGGCAACGGTGGCGTCGTCAACCTTGACGGTGGCGACATGGGCCGCGGCTCTGCCGGACAGCGTGCGGTAGGCCTTCTGTCGAATGCTTACTACCGGTGGGCGATTGAGTGGTCTGAACTCGCAGAAGTTGCGAATGATTCGGGCGCGAAATCGATTCAGAACTATGTAGAGAAAGAAGTCGGTCGCGGTATGAAGAATTTCCGCGCCTTCCTTGATTCTCTTGTACAGGGCAACGGCGCAGACCAGTTGGATACCGTCACCGCTTACACGGTTGGTGATCCTTCCGTATCCGTATCAACTCCTGCCCGGTTTTCGGACCAGCAGATTGTTCAGATCGTAACTGGCGCAGTCGGTGGTGCGGTGAAGTCTACCAACACCATCAGCTATGTCGATTACCTGAACAAGAAGATCTTCTTCACGGCCGTACCTTCGGGCACGGCGCCCGCGGCTGGAGATTCCATCCTTGCAGAGAACGCGACGAACGTTGCGAACTCCGGCATTGCTGGCATCCAGTCCTACCAGGTCTCTTCGACTACGGGTACGTTCCTCACCCTGAATCGTGCGACCTACCCCGGTCGTCTGACTACCCCCTATGTTTCGGGCGGTGGTTTGGCTATTACCCCGGCATACGGACGCCTTTTGCTGAACCTGATGCGGATTCGTAATGGAGTCGAAGGCGGCATTGCCTCCAACGGCTTCTTCTATATGAATCTTGACCAGGAAGCGGCATGGGAGAATACAGGCCTCGTTATTACGCAGAACATCATGCAGCAGATCACCGGAGATTCTTCGCAGGATCAGCTCAAGAAGCTTCCGCCTAAGACGCTGGCTGGATATCCCATCGTTCCTTCGGTCAAAGCAACGCAGGGTCGCATTGACTTCATCGCGCAGGACCACTGGTTCCGTCAGGAAATCTATCCTACCGACTTCTATGAAGTTGATGGGAAGACGATGTTCCCGATCTACGGGGGCTCGGGCGGGTTGGCAAGCACCAAGATCACCTATCTCGTATTTGGTGGAAACATCGGTTGCGATGATCCGGCTGCCGGTGCGTACGGAGATACGCTGGCAATCCCAAGCGGCTACTAATCCTGGAGGGGCTAGCTTTTGGCTAGCCCCTTATTTTTGGAGGCAGATGCAAAGCACAAAAGAGATCATGATTCACGAGATTGATCTATCAGAATTTGGCAAGACGCCGAAGGGGGATCCCCTCTTTCGTGTGGTGTGGGCACCGACGCGCACGGAAAAGGTTCTCATCAAAGGCCGCGATAAGGTCGTGGAACTTAAGCGATACCCGAATGAGGAGTGCTGGCTGCTGGAGAAGTGGAAGAGCGCATATGACTGGGCCGGAACCCGCGAAGGTCATCGGAATATGTGCTTCGGCGCACCCATCGCTATGGAATATCCCGAAGACGGAGAGTATGAACGCTGCGACGTAAGTTTTCCAGACGGCGATGCAGTGAAAGGCTTCGCTGCGCTCTACGTGCAATATCTCGTAATGGGAACCGTTAACTACACGGAAAAGGATCGCCTCAAAGCACTCAAACTGCGGGAGCAAATGAAAGAGCAAGACATTGACGAAAAGACAAGCGATGCAATCAACGATGTGTTAAGTGCGCCGACTTGGGCAGGGCAGCGCGTGAAGCTCTACGACGCCGCTGGAAACATCATTCACTAAGGAGACATATGGCAATCGATCCAGGTGGCACTGGCGGACGTTACAACCCGGATGGCGGTGGTCTCAGTAGTTTTGCTATCCATCCAGATCACCCCGATGCCCCCAAGCCAAGAGTCAATTGGCCCACTAACCCAGTTGAGTGCGCAAAGATGCACCCTGACTATGTATCACCGGAGAAGAAGCCAAATGAGTAATTCGCGTGAAGTTGCAGGCGAAATCGACAACCTGAATCGCAAAGGAATTGAACCGCTGCCCATGAGTTTGCGGAGAGCGGCCGAAGCCTATTTCGTCTATGTGCATAGCGTATCCCCGGACCCATTCCTGAGGCATATCGGAGTGGGCAGCTATCTGGTTCGAGGCAAAGAAAAAGGCCAGCGTTTTGCTGAGCCAGTGAAGATTCCCGCCACAGTCTATTCCACCTGCATCTCGGATACCGGAGGCTTCACATGGAAGCCCTCAGACGGTATGGACGTCGCCAAAGATATCGTTCAACTCGGGCAGATGTCGGACTACACAAAGTTTGGCCTGTTTATCTCCGAGAACGCTATCCCGACAGAAGAGGAATTACAGGCAGCAGAACGGGCGCGAGTGGATATGCTCTCAAAGCGTGTCCAGGATGCGGACGAAGCCTACCAGGTCAATGGCGGCATGGTCACCGTCTCGGTAGGCGGGAATTCTGTGACCCGCTCAAACATTCAGGACGGGCATAGATCCGCACTTAAGGAGTTGGGTTGGTCACGGCCGTGGGCTGCAAAGAATGTGCAGATGGCGGAATGCTGGAATTGCGGCCGATCTGTATTGCCAACCTCTGCGAAATGTTTCAACGAAGGCTGCGGAGCGCCACTGAAGAATCAGGAAGCAATCGATCGCTTTATTGCTGGCGATGAGGAAGAACCTGTCAAGCGTGGCCGGAAGGTCGCTTAGGTGCCACTCGTAGACGGCGGGACAGGGAATCCCTACCCGACAATCAACGAGG